TCCATGCTTTTGATGGAGGAAAAAACCCTAGTCCTGCCATTTGTTTTAGCTTAGTAAGTTTATACCCTCGTGTATCACAGGCTGTGCATCGATTTGGTTTGGCAAAACGTGTCCCATCCTTCTTAGTTTTAAACACCTTGCCCCTTCCGTTGCAAGCTTGACACACACTAGCCTTTGTTTTGACCATCATAGCACTATTGTCCTTGACAGCCTGTTTAAATTCTTCTTTTCCCTCAACAGTATCAAAGGCTATCGCCCACTTTTTCTTGTCGTATAGTATTCTAGAGTAAATTACCTGACTAACTTGCTCAGGAGAGTTAAGATTTATTGGAGTATCACCCATTAAGCTCTTGACTTTTTCATTTAACCTATTTTCTATCTGCAGCAGCTCGTCTTCAAACTGTTTTCTCACCTCTTTTAGCGCAGTTTTGTCTATGTTAAACCCATTCATGTACATTTTTGTCAAAGTTTTGCACACTTTGTTGGTAGTGTCCCTTACATTTACTAAAGATTCAGACTCAGACTTGGCATATTCATCTAGCAGCCTCCAATATAACGATCTAGTAACCTTTAAATCTTGTTCAAGGTAGGTTGACAGCTCATCTAGAGGTATCTCATCTGTTTGAAAGCCTCGTCTAAAGTAATCCTTTAGTGTATCAGACTTCTTCATGTCCAAATCGTAGCGCAATGCACAGTTTTCCAGGCTAACAGACCCTTTTTGTCCACGCTGTAGTATGTAATCCCCTAGCATAGTGTCAAATATCTCACCATCGTATTTAAAACCACATGCCCACAGCCATTGTAGGTCATACTGTAGGTTATGTCCTATGATTAGTGAGGTATTATCAAGCGCTTCTTGTAGTTTTTTCTGTGCAGAGTCATCCTCAATGGTCTTTTCTTTATGGTCAAAAACAAATATAGTTTTTTCTTCTTCCTTAATATGATCCATGATACCCACGAGTGTCAAAGAGTTGTCAGGCTCAAATGGGTCAAGGTGCAGCTTACCATCTCGTTTAGTTGTGGTGTTTTCTACATCAAGTATTATCTTCATAGTCTACTTATCCTTTCTTTCATTATAATGATGCTCTGCATGGCAATTAGCACAGTATATAACACACTTTCTTATTTCCTCCTTTAATGTTTTTATTGAATACAGTCTCATTTGAGATACTTCTCGTTGTTTTTCCTCTTTTATTACATGATGAAAATGCAACGCATCTGAGCATTTATTATACCCACAAATTGTACAACCAAGCATAGTTTTAATTCTTTTTAAAAACTTTTTGTTTCTGTTAGAAGTATCTTTTTTGTCTACTGCTTTTCTTATTTTATTTCTTTTTATAGCGTCTGAGCTGTTCCACATTTCAAGTGGTTTTGATTTAAAACCCATATCATCTGTTAAATAATAATATTGTTTAAATATATAACCATCCTCTCTTATAGTTTTACCACTAATTCTGTTAGGTAAACCTAATGATTTAGCCTCATCAACACTTATATATATTTTGTTGTACTTTTTTCTCGTCACGCTGAATATCTCCCTGTCTCTACATCTAACTCAACATGAACAGCACCATGCCACCCTGTTAACTTGTTCTTAGCCAATCGAATGTGGCGCTGAGGGTCATTACTGTCCTGTCCTTCAATGTCAGGGTTCTTACTAATCAATAACATTAAGTCTGCCTCTGCTGCCTTCCCTGTTTTACTACCCTCAAGCATAGATTGGTTAACATTTATCTTACCTTCAGCCTCTGCTGAAAGTTGGGACATCCAAATGATAACGCAATTATATTTTTTGGCAATGTTTCTTGCGTGAATAGCTGCTTCTTTTAGATAAATATCTGTTCTTTCTGATCCACCTGTTGCAAACTTGTCACCCATATCAAGAACTATGATGTCAGGGTTAACGCTTTTGGCGAGCTGCTCAACGTAGTCCATATTCTTATCTGTGGCATCCTTTATAGATAGAAGGTTTCGCAGAGGATCGTATCTTTCTAGCGCTAACTTCCTGTTCTCCAATACTTGATCACTAGACATATTAGACTTGCAATAAAGGTATCTCAAACCCACACGCTTATATGCCTCCTCATTACACAAAACCACGCACTTTGCACCTTGTTCTATAAATCCACCCTCAGAGGCTATAATACTAGCGTGGAAGGATGTTTTCCCTGTATTAGGTCTAGCACCCACTATGACAAAGTGTCCACCACTCAAACCCTCTACTCGTCTACGCAGCGAGGGTATGTTAAACTTCCATTGAAACTTTAGATTGAGGTGATCAACCAATGTGTTGAAAGATATGTCGTCACCTTTGAACTTAAAGCTAGGTGTGAAGTCATCCTGATAGTTATCTAATATGTTTCGCAAAGGTTCGAGGTTGTTCTTTGTACCATTGACATAATCAAATCCTATATTGGCTACCTCCTCCCCAACCATCTGTTGAAACAACTTAGACAAAACTTCTTTGGCTATGTCATTGTTCATCGGCTCTTCTTTAGACAGCTTACTAAACAAAACCTCAAAGGATGCTTTGTTTGCTGAGGTCATAGTGCCATTGTCAGAAAAGAATAAAGCCTGTAGTTCTGTCAGAGATAAGTTTCTCTCATGCTTGCCCATAGCCTCGTCCAAAGTATTCTTGATCTTGCGTACATCTTTACTGAAGAGCCTGTCAGGACACTTGCTGCCCCTATGATCTTCATAAAAGTCTTTCTGCATCAAGCTCCTAATTAGCGCTAGTTCTATCATTCTGTATCTTCTCCTCTATTAATCCATCAATAAGACCCAACATCTTGTCAAAGTCTTCCTTACCTAAGTTCTCTATGTAAAACCATTCGTTTAATCTTTTACGACTTAAACTCTCAGCCAATGAGTGTGCCATCTTTTCTGCCACACCTCTATGCTTAAACTTTTTGTAGGTGACTAACTCGTAATCCCTGTGAGGACTACCTGTTTGATAACCATTACATCTATCTTTAGATTCAATAGCCTTACCTATCTTGTACCAATTCTTCCACGCAGGGTTCTTTAGTATGTAAACTTCTCCCTCTGTTGACAGTACATAATTAATCAAAGAAGAAAACGCAGCATCATTAAATGTCTTATATCTTCCAGGCTTATATAATGGATGTGATTTAGGTATATACTTTCCATTTACAGTCATTCTTCTACTTTTTACCTCCTCTCTTTCACAAGGCTGACAAATATACATTGCGTGGTCTTTACGCTTTTGTGTCCAATTATCTGCTACAACTAATTCACACTTACATAATCTACACTTAACCATGTATCATCTCCCTTAGTTTATCAAAATCTTTTTGACGTTTATATTTTAGATCATCTTCTATCTGTAGTCCATAAACTTCTGACGGATCGCAATAACTTTTTAGCTCTTTGGTATACTGAATAGTCTTACCAACAGCATCAGGATCAAGAGCCACAATAACTTTGTCAAAGGTATCGATATATTCTTTATGCTCTTTCAACAAGCTTGTACCTAACAATGCTACACCTGTAACACCTATTAAGTTCTCCCCAATAACTGCTGCTGACACAACGTCCTCAACGACTACAGCTATACTCTTGCTAGGCTTGATGCAGTAGGAATAATATTTTGCTGCGCCTCCATACTTGTACCATTTAGGTTGAGCATTATATAAAGCTCTGCCTATTGCATCAACAACCCTGCCGTTCTTGTAGATAGGAAACACAGCTCGTTGACTCTTACAATCATACAGCAGCTCTATGTTTAAATCCCAACGTCTTCTAAAGCGCTGCACATAAGCATTGTTACCATCCGTTATATACTCAGGCATCTCAAACTTCTTGGGTGTAACCTTCTCCTCTACACCCTGTATCTTATTCTTGATAGTTTCCACTAACATCGGTGTCATAGTTGCACCTTTAACATCACAACTATTCCTGTAGCAGTTGTATATAATTAATCCTTCCTTGTTTGTTGCTGTAAACTTCTTCACTCCATCACAGATAGGACAATCTAGTGTTACTGTTTCTCCCTCTTTCACATCTAATCGTCTTATAAAATCATTAGTAGGTTTGTTCACCATTGTTCTTTTGTCTCCTCTCTAAAGCACTCGCTGCTGATTTGTATGTGTGTCGGATATATGGACGCATTGATTGAGGCGAGTTATGTCCTGACACAGCCATGATCTGCGTTGTGTCCACTCCTGCCTCTACCATCTCTGTTATAGCTGTCCTTCTCATATCCATTGCTGTTAATTCTTTTGGCAGGTTCGCTGCCTCTTTTACTCTGTTTACCATTCTACTAATATCCACATCAGTATATATAGCATACCCTCCGTTTCTAGGATAGGGATGTGGTGCAACGTACTCTTGAAAACCAAAGTCTTTGCGCTGCTGTTCTAACATTCGATACATATGTATAGTTATAGGTATATGCACCTCAGCTCTTCTTTTGGATTGCTCAAGGTCTAACCTACGCTCTTCAAAGTTTATGTTATCCCACCTGAGGGATCGCATATCACCTATCCTCTGAGCAAAGTTATATGCCATGTGAACTATTAGTCCAATGCTCCTCCACTCAAACTCGCTGTAAGCAGTATCCAAGAACTGCCTAACCTGATCATATGTCCACATAACCTTGCGAGGTTTAGTCTGCATCTTCTTCACTAGCCTCATAGGATTGCTTGTCATCAACTCCAACTCTACTGCCATATTAAACAGCACAGATATAACAGTAGATGTCAGGTTAGCTGTCCTGATTCCTGATTTTAACCACTCTTGATAGGCAATTTTGCACTCTGACACGCCAATCTTCCCTAGATTAGTACGACCAAACGTAACTTTGGGGCTGAGAAACGTCCTCACAGCACGATCAATACAGTAATCGTAGCTTTTTTGGGTAGGTAGCCTGAGTGACAGGAACTGTGGTGTTGT